CCTCGTATATTCCCACACAAGGAGCAGCATCCACAAGGTTAAAAGATATAGCGAACAATAGCGGAAATGCAAGTTATTTTAACGATTCAGAAGGAGTGCTATATGCTGAAATTTCAAGAACTTTAAATGAGGGGACTTATAGTTTTATTTCTGTTTCATCAAATTCATTAGACAGTATTATATCATTAGGAAAAGGCTATAATACAAACAAACTTATTATTTATGTTAAATTTGGAGGTGTTACTGTTTTTTCTGATACAACCATAGATTTTAAAGACAGTTTTCAAAAAGTAGCTATTAAATACAAAAGCGGACAAAGTTCTGTTTTTATTGATGGTATTGAAGTTCTAACATCTTCAAATGCATTTACCACAACAGTACCTTTAGAAGTTTTAAGGTTTTCTTGGCAATCCGATACTTCCAGTATTTTTTACGGGAAAACAAAAGCACTTGCAGTTTTCAAAACAGCTTTAACAGATGAACAATTAACAGCTTTAACAACAATATAATGAATATATACAAAACGGTATTTGATACAGAAGCACAAGGCAAACAAGTCTTAATTGATAAAGGTGTTTGGCAGGAATCAACTGAGGAGGGTGTTGAATCAATGCAGTATATTAACGGAACAAAAGGCGTAGTATATATCGGTAAAGTTGTAAAGACTCCAGGTACTTACGGTCCTGATGGTCACGAAATAACTCCACCAGTTTATTACGATGGTGTAGCTTATGACGTAATGAGTACAGACGACTTAGATTTTGGAGATAATGAAGTATATCCTGGAGATTCATCTGCTCATCAATTTTATGGATTTGCTAGAGGAGCTGAAGTTCCTCCTTCGGAAATAACTCAAAATGAGTAACTTCTTTAAATAACGAGTAACTATATAGTAAAGTAGTAAAAAATCAAATTAAATCAAATGGGAAACAAGATTACAGCAGAAGAATTAAAGTTAATTCAAGAGAGTCAAGGAAAAATTACACAAGCGTTATCTCAAGTAGGTATGCTAGAGGCTCAGAAGCATGGGTTGTTGATTCATATTCAAGAATTGAACAAAGAAGTAGAAGAAAATAAAAAGGTTTTACAGAATTCATACGGAGCAATCAGTGTCAACCTAGAAGACGGTAGTTTTAAAAACATTAAAAAAGAAGAAGAATAAGATGTCGTCTGTTATAAGAAAAATTAGTATAGGTTCTGACTACAAAACTGACGCAATGCATTATGCTGTTGGTCAGTCCGTTTATGGGGGTCACGAAATATCTCACATACTACATGACGAATCTGATAACTCTTATAGCGTTCACATTAAGAAAAAGGACGAGGTAATGCCGTGGAAAAAATTTAATTCTAACATGGCAGTATCTGTCGAATACGATCTAGCATATTAATGCAAAGTTTATTTAGTTTTATTGTAAAGCCTATAAATAAAAGATATGACAACGAGATTAAAGTAGGGAATAAAACCCTTATAACTAATAGTCGTATAGAGTCGTGGAAATCAGTTAGTAACCAAGCAGTGGTACTTGAAGTACCTAAAGCTTTTACTACTAAAATACGTAAAGGTGATATCATAGTGATACATCATAATGTTTTTAGAAGATTCTATGATATGAGAGGTAATCAAAAAGATAGTAGATCAAAATTTATCGATGATAAGTTTTTCTGCGATATAGACCAAGTTTATTTATATAAGCAAGATGGTAAGTGGAACGCTTTTGGTGATAGATGCTTTATAAATCCTATTGTAGATAATGACGATTTAACGGCAGATAAAGAAAGAAAGCTTATAGGAATACTTAAATACGGTAATAGTTCCTTAGAAGCTATAGAAATCAATCCTGGTGATCTAGTTGGTTACACACCTAATGGTGAATTTGAGTTTGTAGTAGATAACGAGAGGTTGTATTGTATGAAATCAAATGATATTGTAATTAAATATGAATACGAAGGAAACGAAACTAAGTATAATCCAAGCTGGGCAAGCGGCAGTTCAAGAACTGATCAAAGTAGCTAAAGAGGCAATAGTTGACGGAGGAGAAGATATCTCTGCTGATAGACTGAAAAACGCAGCTGCTACAAAAAAGCTTGCTATCTTCGATGCATTTGAAATACTAAAACGTATTGAAGATGAAGAAGAATTATTAAACGAGAAACCAAAAGAAAAGAAAGAGAAAAAAGCTTTCGGTGGTTTTGCAGAAGGAAGATCTAAATAATGTATAAGCAGAGTTTATACAGAGTAGTACCTAACCATATAAAAGCTAGTGTCTTAAAGAAAAAGAACAAGTATAAAAAATGGGAGTACGGGTACAACGAAGAACACGATATGGTTGTCATCAGTAGAACTGGTGAAGTTGGTGAAGTATATGAGATACAAAATCTTAAAATAGCTTTACCTCTAGAGAATGACGTTGTTACTTTTGAGGGAAATAAATGGATGGCTCAGGAATATCCTAAAGAGCTTAAAGGAATAAAGACCATCTTTGACTGGAAGAATTATAAAGAGGATTTTAAAGAAGAATGGTATGAATTCATTGATCAAGAGTTTAAAAGAAGAGAACAAGGTTTTTGGTTTGTTAACAAGGACAAGCCTACTTATATTACTGGTACTCATTTTATCTACTTGCAGTACTCCAAGATTGACATTGGGAAGCCAGACTTTAGGGAATCAAACAGATTATTCTTCATATTCTGGGAAGCTTGCAAAGCAGACAGCCGTTGTTATGGAATGTCATATCTCAAGAACAGACGTTCAGGTTTTTCGTTCATGGCTTCAGCTGAGACCGTTAACATGGCAACAATATCATCCGATGCACGGTTTGGGATTTTGTCCAAATCTGGTGCCGATGCAAAGAAGATGTTCACAGATAAAGTGGTACCTATCAGCGTTAACTATCCCTTCTTCTTCAAACCGATCCAAGACGGTATGGACAGGCCCAAGACGGAGATTGCATACCGTGTTCCCGCTTCAAAACTCACAAGGAGATCAATCACCGAAACCGTTAGGCCCGAGAGTCTTAACGGTCTTGATACCACCGTCGATTGGAAAAACACCGGTGATAACGCATACGATGGAGAAAAACTAAAACTACTAGTACACGATGAAAGTGGAAAGTGGGAGAGACCAAACAATATATTAAATAACTGGCGAGTTACAAAAACGTGTTTAAGATTAGGTTCTAGAATTATTGGAAAGTGTATGATGGGTTCAACCTCAAACGCTTTAGATAAAGGTGGTGCTAATTTTAAGAAACTATACAACAATTCAGATGTTACCAAAAGAAACAGCAATGGACAGACTAGCTCAGGATTATATTCTTTGTTCATACCTATGGAATGGAATTACGAAGGATACATTGATTCTTATGGCTTTCCTGTCTTCGAAAACCCGAAAGAGAAGGTAGTAGATACGTTTGGTGACGAAATAAAAATAGGAGTACTACAGTATTGGAAAAATGAAGTAGAAGGATTAAAAGATGACCAAGATGGTTTAAACGAATTCTATAGACAGTTTCCTAGAACCACTGAGCACGCTTTTAGAGATGAGGCTAAAGAGTCTTTATTTAATCTAACTAAAATTTACGAACAGATAGATCACAACGCTGATCTCAACAACATAGCTTCTGTTACTATTGGTAGTTTTCAATGGGAGAATGGAGTTAAAGACTCTAAGGTTATATTTATGCCAAATAGAGACGGTAACTTCAGAATATCTTGGGTTCCACCTTATAATCTCCAAAATCGTGTGATAGTAAAGAATGGGACTAAATACCCAGGCAACGATCACTGCGGAGCGTTTGGGTGTGATAGCTATGATATATCAGGTACAGTTGATGGTAGAGGTTCTAATGGATCTTTACACGGTTTAACTAAATTCAGTATGGAAGATGTGCCACCTAATCAATTCTTTTTAGAGTATATAGCTAGACCTCAGACAGCTGAGATATTTTTTGAAGACGTTTTAATGGCTTGCGTATTCTACGGAATGCCTTTATTATGTGAAAACAACAAACCTAGATTATTATATCATTTTAAAAGAAGAGGTTATAGAGGTTTTTCAATGAATAGACCTGACAAGGTTTGGAACAAGTTATCAGTTACAGAAAAAGACATTGGCGGAATACCTAACTCTAGTGAAGACATCAAGCAAGCACACGCTTCAGCTATTGAAACATACATAAACACAAGCGTTGGCTCAACAGAGAACGGGTTTGGTGATATGTACTTTCAGAGAACATTAGAAGATTGGGCTAGGTTTAATATCAACAACAGAACAAAACACGATGCGTCTATAAGTTCTGGATTAGCTTTAATGGCCTGCAACAAGAACAGATACATACCAGTGGCTAAAAAAGAATACAAAGCGATAAACTTAGGTATAAAAAAATATGATAACACTGGGG